TGCTTTACCTACAGATTTAAAAACGCTTCCAATTCCATATTGTTCTCTATTAACTAAACTACCAATGCCTCCATTAGCGTATCCCATTCTTCCACCAAATCTTGCTTCTACTCTTTCTTCATTATCAAATTCTTCTAAACTACCTGTTTGTGCAACAGTTTGAATCATCTCCATTGCAATTTTTCTTGCTTCTTCTTCTGGAATACCTTGTTCCATTAACATCTTAACAATGACTTCAATTGCTTGTTTAGGATCGTTTGCTAAATTTTCTGCAACTGGTCTATATTGTTCACCTTGCATATCCGAAGGCATAGAATCTTGTTGAGGAGCTACTTGCATAATTCCTTCTCCGCCCATGTTATATAATTGTCTATTCATCTGTGATCTTGATATCATATTCCTTGTAATTTGTTAACAATAAGGCAGGCACAATAGTCCTGGAACGTCTAATTCAAACTAAAAAATAACTTTTTACAACTCTTTTGAAGAAGCTCCTAAAGGCGGCATTGCAGCCACTTTTATCTTGACAGACCTAGTTACATCCTCTTGTTTTGTAGGTGTACTTGGATTATTTATATCTTGAATAGCCTCTTCGTCAGAACTGTATTCTTGATTAGTTATTTTATTTCTTACCACTACTTCTGTCTCACATTTAACCACTGGTACTTTTTTACCATTGATAAAAGTATATGCGACATCTCCTTCTTCAATAAACGGCATTTTATGCTCCTTCTGCTATATAAACCCTGCTTACTTCTAGTAATGCAGCTGTTCCACTTATACCAGATGTTACAGAAGTTTCAATACGTAATTCATCGCCTTCTTCTAGAACCACGGATCCTTTTAATAGATTACAAATCGTAGGACCGGATATATCCGCATAAGCAATTAGATATTGAGTGCTAGCAGAGTTATCATAAATATATACTTTAACCACTTTACTACCTGATTCATTGGTTATCTGTACGGTTTGAAAAATAGCTCTAGCTTCTGAAGGACAAGTATACACCGTCTCTGCTGAGGTTGTGCTTGGATCATAGAATGCGTTTTTATATACGTTTGCCATTAATTATCCTTTAATATTCCTTCACCAAATACATTCATTTCATAAGTACCTGACGCTGTACTCAATTGAAACTGTATATCTGTTTTTTCATTATACTTAAATGGTATTCGTCTTTGTATATTCATATTACTTTCAAAAGTAGTTCTAGCTACAACATAAACTGAACCATTAGCATTTTTAACATAGTTTCTAAATAAACCTGGTTTAGATGCTGTACTATCGTTAGAAAAAGCATCGATACGATATAAGTAAAAAGATTTACCTGCAGGTACCGTAAATATACTTGCTTGATTTCTACCAACACCTGCTAGTATTTTTGCATAGGTTGTACCCCCATTGGAAATAGTAATATCTCCAACATTAGCTCCAGTTGATTTAAAAAATATTACATCATTTATTCTAAAAAATCCTGTTGTAGTTGTAGGTGGAGTTGCATTATTAGCTGTCACTGTTTCAGATATTACATTGTAACTTGCATCTAATCCAATAATAGTCACCGTACCTCCATCATCTGTTGCTGATGATGTGGTAATAGTCATTGTCAATGCTGAACCAGGATAAGTATACGCTGTTGCATCTTCCCAAAGTGGAATAAAGCTAGTTGTTGTTGATGCCTGCCAACCAAATATATTTCTAACCGAACTACCAGAAATAACACCTTCCGATACCAGTTGTAAGTAATCCGGACAATAAGAACAATTTACATTATTACAAGACATTAACAATCCCCTCCACTGCTTCCACCTTTAAACCATGCATAACGTTCACTATCTTCTTTTAATTCTTGTAAGTATGTAGAGTTTAATTGTTCTACAATAGAACTAATAGCTCTATTGATTTGTTTCTGGTTCGAAACATCATATTCTTGTTTTGGTTCTGGTAATCGTACTACAATTTTAGTCATTATCTTCTACCATCCGGTTGTAAATCTAAACGCAAAGTTCCAAATCTCCAATCTTCACTTATATTGTTATTCGCGATTGTAATATTAGCAAATCGTCCTCTAGTTCTGGTATCTACTTTTGTGGTAGAAGTAGTAACCGTAAAGGGACTCAAAGCAGTTGCAGTATCTGCTTCTGATGGATATCGTTTTACCGACATCGTTACACTTAAATTGCCTTGTAAATTTTTAAAGTCAGGAACAAAACGTCTCATAGCTAAAAAGAATTCTCCATTAGTTCCTTGTACATCTAAGTCAAAATCATAAGATTTAATATAAGAAGTAATAGCAGTGGTCGTTCCATCTGGATTGACTTGATCGGTTCCTACGTGATGTTCAAATAAAATAGTTTGGCCTAAACCATCTTGTCCTACTACAGTAGGAAAAGTTCCATTGGCAGTTGAATTATATTTAGTTGCAAAAGGATTAGGATAAACAACAGCGTCAATCCAAGCAGTTCTTGCTTCTGTTCCTGTATACCAAACCGGTAATTGCGGAGAGCTTTCTCCATAGTTAAAAATTACATATTGATCATTAAAATCAGAGGAAGTAGAAGTATAGTACCAAATCACTTCGGTATGTAAGTTATCAATACCTGCTGCAATTTGTTGTCCTTTCGTAGTATCAATTTGATTATACACATAATCTTCTACTGAACAGGGTAACGTTTTAACGGTACCATCAAATGCAAAAAACCCATTAGAACTCATCCAATAAGCAATACCATCTATTTCTACAACAGCATTTTTACCTATTAGACCACAGTTAGTTCCTACTTGTTCAAATCCAAAAGTAAATGGAGCTCCAATAAATTTCATGGTGTATAATGCATTATCCGTCCAAACTAAAATATTTTCTTTTGCTTTTAACGCACCTACAATTTTTGTACCATCTTGTAATCTAAAAGTTCCCGCCGTATTAACTGCGGTTGGGGTATACAAATTTATATTTTCCTGATCCGAGAAACGAATAAACATATCATCTTGGGTATCTGCCGTACCAATCGTTGTTTCTGTTCCTAAATGAATTAAGTGACGAGTGGTAGGAGAAACTAACGTTAGTCGTGAAGCAGTGGGGTTATTGGTTGTTTCAAAACCAGAAGTAGTTGTGGATGCTCGCGTCGAGAGTCTAGCTACATCTCCTGCGTTCCATGTAAATGTTTTTCCATTAGCAATCGTTGCAATCAATACTTGTCCATAATTATCAAGAGACCAGAGGCCAGGTTCCAGAACGACATCATTTGCAGAAGAAGCTTCTCCCCATCCTCCTGCTCCCCAAGTATCCGTTCCCCAACCATAACCATACGATTGTTCTGCAGGACCTATACTTTCATAGGGTTTTACATCGATACTTCCACCAGTTGCAACGGTAGCAGTAGCAGCAGAAGATTGTGTAATAGTAAAAGTAGTAGTAGATCCAATGGTTGTAACTTGAAATAATTTATCTTCAAAATCTGCATCGGTAAAACCTGTTCCTGCAGGGAGCGTTACATTGTCTAACAAAACAATATCCCCTGCAATTAAGCCATGCGTTGTTCCTGTTGTAATAGTACAAATAGCAGAGGTATCTGTCGTAGCAATGGTTGCCGAAGATAAAGTAGATTGTAAAGGTGTTACATCATATAGTTGACCTTCAAAATAAATTAATAAAAATTTATCTGTTCCTAATGCAACATATCTATTTCCAGATATATCTACAAACGCATGTTCTTTTCTACAAACACCTACAATCGTATCGGTAACTAAAGAAGCCCAACCAGAAACTTTTTCTGGTAATCCATAACGAAAACGAACATTGTCCGAATCAACCCAACGGTTATCCGCTCCTACTTCTGTATTTTGTTTGTCTATGCCTGGTAAGAATTTAATTTGCTGAAGAGGCATGTAACCTCCTATATCTTATCTTTATAAACCCAACCTAATGTTGAATTTACATACACTAACGTAAATGCTGCAAGGTTAGTGGACACTACTAAATTGGAAGCAGATCCGTTAATATTTGAACTGTTTCTTCCAATGGTTAAATTGTTAGAAGCTAAGTTATTACCACTATCTATAAAATGAACTTCATCTCCTACTGTCGGGGATGCTGGTAAATCAATAGTCACAGGAGCCCCGATTCCTGATCCAGAAGTATTAATTAATACTTGATCTCCATTGACGGCAGTATACGTTCCGCCTGGAGTTACATATCCTTTTTTTCTTAAACCAAGACTTATATTGGTTCCATCCGAATATAATAAATTCGTAGAAGCAATCGGTAATACAACACCGGTTCCTGATACCGTTTTAACGGTTAACGTATATAAAGAAGAAGATCTAGAAGTTGCATCTTCTACAATAAAAACTCTTTCTGCAGAATCTGGCATCGTGACTGTTCTATTCGCTGTTAACGTTCCTGTTAGTTTAAAATATAAATTCTTTCCATTGGATACTGCACCATTGGCTAGGGACAATGCAACATCAGATGCTGCAACATCTACTGCAATATAACCGGATACTGCTTGTTCGAGTTGTTGTAAATTGGTATTGGTAATCGTGCCCCATGTCCCAGACTTTTCGCCTGTAGTCATAAGTTCTAATTTTAAATCACTTGAATAAGTACTTGCCATATTTCTCCTACGGATTATCTGGATCGATTGGGATCCAAATACCAGTTGCTCCTGGAATTATTGGGTTCCATGATATCACATCTACTGTGTTATTTGCAAGGTTAAATTTATTACCCGTTACTTGAACTACTTCAACAATATTAATAGTGGTATTTCCTATAGTGATGTTTACCTGATTACCGTTAGCTAATATGGTTACATTCCCTACAAATTCACTAGCAAAAGGTGCTGACGAAAATGACTGTGCTCCAAAAAACATAATTATCCTCTACTTGTTTGAATAGGTACCCATACCTGATTTGCACCTGGTACGACCCCATCCCATTTTCTAACGTTTACTGTAGTTGTGCCAATTTCAAATCCATTACCTAAAGGTAATACATTTGCATCTGCAGTAATGGTTACAGTTCCTGTTGATAGATTTTGTCTATTGGTAGTAACGGTTACCGTTGCATTTGCTTTGGTCGTAACATTACCAATGGTTAAATCAATTTTATTTCCTGTGACAGCAACATTTGCTTTTCCAATAATAGTAACGGTTCCGTCTTCTACATTAACTCGAGTGCCATTAGGAAGTACGGTTGCTTTTCCAATAATAACAGGATCCCCTGTATCTACATTAACTCTAGATCCAAAAACAGGATATCTAAATGCATAGGTTGGACTACCAGTATCAATATCTAATTCATTACCTAGTAAGGCAACAACTGCTTCTGCAACAACCGATACATCTCCTGTGTCTACATTAACTCTAGATCCAGTAACTGGATATCTAAAGGCATACGTAGGACTTCCCGTTGTAAAATCAAGTTGACTTCCTGTTGGAATTACATTTGCACTTGCAGTAACGGTTACGAGGCCTGAAGCTAATTGTGTTGCAATACCTGTTACATCAACTCTTTGATTGACTCTAATAACAACATTGCCAATGGTAAAATTAAATTGATTTCCTGTTACACTGAAATTCGCATCAGCAGAAACACCAACAGTACCTGTGTTGGCATTAATTCTAGATCCATTAACATCTACGTATGCGTATGGAGGAATACCTTGTGAAGCAAAGGTTGCTTCGGAGAAAGCCGTAGCACCGAAGTACATGACCTACGCTCCTGGTTTAGTCGGCCAAATAATAGCGTCTATTTGTTCTTTCGTCGTAATACCGTTGGTAATATCTCTCAATGCTTGCCTATACGCAGACATTTCTGGAGATAAAGTTTGGTCCGATAAAGCATGAAAATCTGTATCTGCTAATAGTTTATTTCTTTTTTCTCTTATTTTGATTAATTCTAAATCAAAATCACTTTTAACAGGATTAGCATTTCTCCAAGTATTTTCTTCTGCTT